GGTTCGAGCTGGCCTTGCGGGGCTCGCCTTCTTAAATACCAGTAATAAGCAGGGGTATGGGGGCGGCCAGCCTCCATTATAAATACCTTAATTCAAGAGTAGTTAAAATCTTGAAAAAAAATATATATAATATCCTACAGGGGATTTGATGTGTGCGATCCTGTAATTGTCGTTTTGCATTTTAGCGTTTGCTGGGGGTAATTTCAACAATGGTGCTAATGATGGGTTCTTTTACTTGAATTTGAACAATGGTTCCGGCAATTCGAACTGGAATTACGGGGCTCGCCTACTTATTTTAAATTATTTTTACACATCATTTTCCATAGCACTTGCTAAAAATTGAGTCGAGACTGGACTGGTCTAGTAGCTCCTTTTGAGCGAAAAATCGGTAGACGAAATAAGAAAACCAGGAGGAAAAGTGAAAAGAGTAGGAAATATATATGAAAAAATAACCAAAAAGGAAAATATCAGAAAAGCTATTATAAATGCATCAAAAGGAAAAAAAGATAGAAATGGTGTAGTTAAAATATTAGACAATGTCAATTTTTATGTAGATGAAATATATAATATGCTTATCAATAAAACATATACACCAAGTCCGTATATAAAAATGCTAATTCACGATGGTGTAAGAAAAAAAGAAAGAATTATATATAAACCTAAATTTTATCCGGACCAGATTATTCATTGGGCATTGATGCAGCAAATACAACCAATAATTCAAAAAGGAATGTATGAATATTGTTGTGCTTCAGTTCCAAATCGAGGCATACATTATGGCGGAAAATATATAAAAAAAATATTAGTAAATGATAGAAAGAATACAAAATATGCTCTGAAACTTGATGTGAAAAAGTTTTATCCATCGATAAATAAAGAAATAATGAAAAGAAAGTTTATGAGAGTTATAAAAGACAGGGATACTTTAGATCTTATTGATAAAATAATTGATAGCTCTGAAAGTGGACTTCCAATCCGGAAATTATACTTCACAATGGTTTGCAAATTTTTATTTGCAAGATGTAGACCATTTTATAAAGGAAGAAATGAAGGTAAAATACTATTTAAGATATATGGATGATATGTTACTTTTTCACAGAAACAAGAAGGAATTGAAGAAAATAAAAAATGAAATAGAATTGAAGTTGAAAAAGGAAGGCCTAAATTTAAAAGAAAACTGGCAACTATTTAAAGTTGATAGTAGGCCAGTTGATTTTATTGGGTATAGATATTACAGAGGATATACAACTTTAAGGCGTGGAAATTTTTTAAGGATAAAAAGAAGGGCAAAAAGAATATATAAAAGAAATAAAGTAACCTTGACAGATGCTTCAGCAATGATAAGTTATTATGGTTGGCTTAAACATTGCAATAGTTACAATTTTAATCAAAAATATATAAGACCATATATAGATATAGATAAGTTTAAAGGAGTGGTGAGCTATGCAAACAGAAAATTCAATAAAACCAAATAAATTTGAAATAAGCAAACATCAGAACGGTAAATGTACCGTTCTTTTTTATGACAATATAATAGAGGACAAAGTTACAGATCCAGATGGAGTAGAAACAACAAGATATTTATACGATATGTATGAAGTAGAAGTAAATAGTAGAGATACACTTGCAGAAAGTATTGAAGCAAATTATGATGAATGGTTGAAATTTGCAAAAGAAGAAAATGCAAAGAGAATTGTGGCAATTCCGGATGTAGAAAGAATTGCTATACTTGAGCAAGCTGTTAAAGACATAGGGGAGGTAATTGGAAATGATTAATTTTTATGTAATTCAAATTAGAGACTTAAAAACAATGACAATTGAAGATGTTCCAAAACTATGGAGAAAAAAAGTAAAAGAAAAATTGGAGGAGGAGTCTAGATAAGACTCTTTCTTTATGCAAAAGAAAGTGAGGAAATCTAATGACAAGTATAATTGTTGCATTAATTACCGCAACTCCTGCAACAATAACAGCAATAATAGCTCTAATTACAAATAAGAAAAACAATAGATTGGAGGAGATTTCAAATAAAATTGACAATAATGAAAAGGATCATCTTCGTTTTGAAATCCTATCCTTTGCAGGAGATTTGCGAAATGGAGTTGTAAAAACAAGACAAGAATTTGAAACCATATTTGCTTTTTATGATAAATATGAAGAAATAATAACAGCATTAAAAGTACATAATGGCTATGTGGATAGTGAATTTGATTTTATAAAAGAAAAATTTAAGGAATTAAATTAGGAGGTTTTACTATGAAAGATAAGATAGCAAAATTAATAAATGTAAAAAGTTTAGTAACATTGATTCTAACATTAGTAGTTGCGTATAAGGCTATAATGGGACAAATGGATATAGAGCAAATATATTTAATGATTATAGCCTTTTATTTTGGAACTCAACTAAAAGAAAGTAAAACAGAATAATACCGTAAAGAAATTACGGTGTTTATAAAATACTGGAAGAAATCAAAAAAATCTTCCAGTATTTATTTTTTAAAGAAAGGTGGAATTTTCAATGGAAGAAAATGAAATTCTAGGAAATGGAGAAATCCAAAGAGATGAAAATGAATTTGGAGGTGGGGCTAATGAGTAAAGGAATAGATGTATCAGCACATCAAGGTAATATTAATTGGGATGCAGTAAAGGCATCAGGAATTGATTTTGCTATTATAAGAATTAGTTATGGGCAAAATTCAGTAGATAGTAAAGCCATCAGAAATATAGAAGAATGTATTAGAGTAGGAATGCCATTTGGTGTATATACATATTCTTATGCATTAAATATAAATAATGCTATAAATGAAGCAAACTTAGTAATAAAAACTTTAGCACCATATAAAGATAAAGTGAAATTTCCAGTTATTATTGATATGGAAGATGCAGATGGATATAAAAGAAAACATGGTATGCCATCAAATGATGTTCTTGTATCTATTTGTGAAAAAGAATGTTTAATGTTTGAGGAAGCAGGATATTATGCAGCAATTTATGCTTCAAAATCATGGTTTGATACAAAACTAAATTCTTCAAGACTAAACAGATTTGATAAATGGATTGCTTGGTGGAATAAGGGAGCATCATTTGATAAAAATATTTATGGATTATGGCAATACACATCTAGCGGTAGTGTAAATGGTATATCTGGTAATGTTGATATGAATGAAGCATATAAAGATTATCCATCAATAATAAATAACAATAGTAATTCATCTTCAAATACACCAGCTAAAAAGTCAATAGAACAATTAGCACAAGAAGTTCTTGCTGGTGATTGGGGAAATGGCGAAGATAGAAAAAATAGATTAGTTGCTGAAGGTTATAACTATGATGTAGTACAAGCTAGAGTTAATGAATTGTCTGGTATTTTTTCAAAAAAATCAAATGAGGAAATTGCAAATGAAGTATTAGCTGGTAAATGGGATAATGGATCTGAAAGAAAGAAAAAACTACAAGCAGCAGGGTATGATTATGATGCAATACAAACAATAGTAAATCAAAAATCTGGTGTTAATTCATCTAAAACATATATTGTAAAATCTGGAGATACTTTGTCTGGAATTGCAAGTAAATTTGGAACGACATACCAGGAAATCGCAAAGAAAAATGGTATTGCAAATCCTAATAAAATTTATCCAGGACAAGTATTAAAAATATAGATATTTACTAAAATAAGTAGAGGATGTATTCCTCTACTTAATATTTTTTAATTTATTTTGAATTTCTAATAAAATATTAAATGCTTGTTGAAATGTAGTATTATTCATATCTAGATTAGAAATTTTATTCAAAACTTTTTTTATCTCTACGTTTTTCATATAATCATTTAAATTTGTATTTGGCAAATTATCTACTACTTTATACTTTATTTCCATTTTATTTAGTAGTATGATATATTTATCTAACTGAGAAACGGGAAATCCGCACTTGAATATTGAAGGTCCCAAGTCGGTTATTTTAAGCCCTAATTTCTCGTTGATTAATTTTGCATCTTCATTTAAAATGTTATAGAAAATCCCAACTCTAAACAAGTAAACTGAAGATGCATCATTCTTTTTTAGTTCATTATATTGATTCAGTAATTTACTCATTTTTTTAATTTTTCCTTTCTTTTTTTCAAAACTAAGATATCTCCTGGTTCACATTCTAAAACATTACAAAGTTTTTCTAATGTATCAAAATGTATTCCAGTAGTTTCATTATCTATCAGATGTGATAATGCTTGATAACCTCCTTCCATTTTTTTTACGAACCAATACTTTGTTTTCTTTTTTTCTTTTAATATTTCTTTTACTCTTACATATACCAAGTTTCTCACCTTCCTTTCTGATATCTATTTTACAATGAACATATTTATATTTAAACTCTTTTTGCTTTAAGATACAGGCACTATAACTATTGCACGATTAAGGTATTTCTGTTATAATTTTTTTGGTGATAATATGGAAGAATTAAAAATATGTAAAGAAATTATAAATAAAGTAAAATGGTACACAGAAAGAAAAGATTATAATGGATTAAAATTATATATAGATGAAAAAGAAAAATTTATTGACAATTATATTATTAATTCAAATAATGCAGAAGAAGATTATATTGATAAATTAGTAAATGACTTGAAATGATAATGAGAATTTATAGGAAAAAATGGGAAAAAGTCGTTTTTTGTCGAATTTTGTAATCAAGTAGTATCAATGAAAAGCAAGGATAATACCTAACGGTTAGAATAGTTATTTTGTTTTACATAATATGGTAAAATATATAATAAGAGATATCTCTAAATATCATTCATAGGAGGGATATTTATGAGAAAATATAATAAAAAACAAATAATTTTTGATAAAATAGGGGAAAATCTTAATTTTTGTGATAAAATAATAATGAAGATATTAAAAAAATATACTATAAAGGTATATAGAATAGGGTTAAATGATGCTTTTAATTGGGAAAATCAAAAATATAAGAAAAATAATTTGCAAGGCTGTACTACGGCTGTACAGTTATTAAAATCACAAAAATGAATTTTAAAATAAAAATCTTAAAAGCGAACGGAGAGTAAGAATGAGAAATATAAAACTAACAATAGAATATGATGGAAAAGACTTCAATGG